ATTAAATGAGTTAGATATTACAAAACGTCCAATTCATTGTAGCGATATAAAACGCGAAACTTTATATATAAAAGAAGAGGATAAGTGGATAAAAGATGATAAAGATAAGTCAATGGTATCACACGCAATAAGAAAAGTAAAACGTGATGCGGATAGATTCTTTCCAAAATGGTTGGAGCAACACCCGAATTGTTGGGAACAAGAAAGTCCTCATCATGAACAATATATGACAATGGTAACAAATAGATTTGGAAAAGGTGAGGAAAATTTCCAAGAAAAGAATACAAAAAAGGTAATAAAAAATATAGCAAAAGAAGTAATAGTTGATAAAGAAAATAACGATAATGATATTGAATAAAATATTATAATTTGTATAATAATTATAATAGTTATAATAGTTAATATTTGTTAAATATTATTTCTTTGAACTCGTGTATTATTATTAAATAAATTATCTTGTAAATTAAATTTATTACGATTTACAGGATTATGAGTTTGTTCTTTAAATAATAGATGATGTTTATTAGTATTTACGCCAGTATTAGTAACAATATGTTTTGAATTATATAAATCACTTTTACTTGATGGAATATATGAATTATTATCACATTTACTATTTTTAATATTTTGATTTCTTAAATTTGTTTCAATATCAATATTAGACATATATGAGTTCCAAGGACCTTTTTCTGTTGCTGGTAAGTAATTTAAATTATTAGAAGCAATAATTTTATTTTCATCTTTATTAACATAATTTTTAACATCAATAACTGGCATTTTTACGTAACGTGTTGGTGCGGGTCTATTTGAAAATCGCGCTTCAATAATACTGGGTTGGTTAATAACACAATGTTTAAATGAAGCATCATTAATTTGCTTTTGACCTTCGTGATTTGTAGAAAAGAATTCTTTAACAATACCAAACATATATAATAATATAATATGATATTATTTTATTATACAATATTATGTCTTAAATATATAATTTATTTTTGTAATGAATTATTACACATTGAGTATAAAAGACGATTAATAAAATAGAATAATGCACTATGAGTTAAAGTGAAAACAGAATCACTTAAAGATTCTCTTTTTTTTGCTAACAAAAGACCATATACGAATTTAACAACGGCCAAAACTAAAACTACAAAACCAAAAACCATAAGTATGTAGAAATATAAACAATATTCAACATCAAGGGGAGCGAAAACAGCGTCAAGTTTCATTATATAATTAATATATATAAAAAAAGAAATCAAATATAATTGTTTAATCAAGAATTATTAAATATATATAAAGAATGGTTAATAATAAATATTATGTGTGGAATTTTTACCTTAATAACAAAGGAAGGAATTTTTAGTAAAGAAAAAATAGAAAATTCTTTTATTAAAGGTAGAAAAAGAGGACCTGAATTTAGTAGTTTTAAATTAATAACAAAACAAAAACATAATATTAAAGACTATAATACTAATGTTTATTTTGGTTTTCATCGTTTAGCAATCAATGGTTTAAATGAGAATGGTGAACAACCAATAGAAATTGATAATATTGTTTTAATTTGTAATGGTGAGATTTATAATTATAAAAAATTGTTTTGTGAAATGAACATAATTCCTAAAACAACTTCAGATTGTGAAGTTATAATACATTTATATAAAAGATATGGTATTGAACAAACATTAAAGTTATTGGATGGTGTGTTTTCTTTTGTAATATATGATAAAAATGATAATAAGATGTTTTACGCTAGAGATCCTTATGGGGTTAGGCCTTTATTTTTAGTTAGTTATAAAGAAGCAAATGAAGCACCAGTAATAGGAATTGCATCAGAATTAAAAATGTTAATAGATTTAATTTCATTGAAAGATAATATTTCGGATAAAATATTAGAACAAGTAACACCTGGTTCATATGGAACAATTGTTTTAAATTGTTTTAATAATTTTAAAATATACAAAAGAAATGAAAAATACAATATGTTGAATTTTTCTAAAGTAACAGAAAGTATAGACTTAGGGTATGAAACAAAAATATTAGGTCTAATAAAAGAAAATTTAATAAATTCTGTAGAAAAGCGTGTTGAAACAACAGAAAGACCAATCGCTTGTTTACTATCTGGAGGTTTAGATAGTTCTTTAATTACAAGTTTAGTAGCTAGTAAAGTATATGAAATGAGTAAAAAACAAATAGAAACATTTAGTATTGGTTTTAAAGGTTCAGATGATTTAAAAAATGCTCGCGTTGTAGCAGAACATTTAAATACAATTCATAGCGAAATTATTGTAAAAGAGCAAGATTTTATTGATGCTATACCCGAAGTAATTGAAAAAATAGAAAGTTATGATACAACAACAATAAGAGCAAGTGTAGGCAATTATTTAGTATCAAAATATATTTCAGAAAATAGTTGTGCAAAAGTAATATTTAATGGAGATGGTGCTGATGAATTAATGGGAGGTTATTTATATTTTCATTACTGCAATGATTTTATAGAATTTGATAAAGAATGTCGGCGTTTAATGAATAATATTCATTATTTTGATGTTTTGCGGTCAGATAGAACAATATCGTCTAATGGTTTAGAACCACGAACACCATTTTTAGATAGAAGTTGGGTTGATTTCTATTTCTCAATTGATGCTAAATTACGTTGTCATACATATAATGAAAAATGTGAAAAATATTTAGTAAGAAAAGCTTTTTCTAATCATAAAATACACATTTACACAAATGATGAAGTATATTTAAATAAAGTTTGCTTACCCAAGAGCATTATTTGGAGAACAAAAGAAGCGTTTAGTGATGGTGTTAGTTCGCAATCGCGCTCTTGGTATGAAATTATACAAGAGAATATGCAAAATTATTCATATGATTTGAATGATTGTAAAAAATATACTATTAATACACCTGAAACATTTGAACAACTACATTATAGGAAAATATTTGAAAGGTTGTATCCTAATTGTGATAGTTTAATTCCATACTTTTGGATGCCTAGATTTGTAGATGCAACAGATTCTAGTGCTAGGACATTAAATATATATAAAAAAAAAATAACAAACAATAATGATGATGTAAAATAGTTAATAATTAAGTAATATATTTTGTAATTATAAAAATATATTATTATATATTCTAATAATAATATATTAATAAATGGAAAAAGTTGAATTATTATATAATACTTTAAAAGTAATAACATACATAGTGTATGTTATAACATTTATTAATATTAATATTTTTGTTCCTAATTTTTTGCAATATTTACCATCAATTATTACAATATTAATTTCATTAACTTTAATGGTGCGGTTTAATCCGTTTTCAAAATATACAGAATTTACAAAATTTGATAAAAGAATCATATTTGATGCAGCATGTTTTATGTTTATATCACTAATTTTAAGCAAAGGATATTTAATTTACATTGGTGAAATCCGTAATAAATTCTTGTAAAAAACACATAATTTGTTTAGAAACAATAGTATCCACTTTTTGTTCTAATTGACTTTTTTTTTCAAATTGACTTTCACTATTATTATTGCTAATATTTCTATAGTCTAAATTAAATTTTAACATTTCAAATGTATTATCATCAATAAATCCTTTTTTTCCAAATATTTTGTGTTTTTTTAGCCTATTTAAAAATATATTTACACTTAAATTATATGTATATGGTTTTATATGTAAATAAACTATATTATCATGTTCCATCTGTGGATGATATGTATCATCAATAAAACAAATTCGTGTATCTTTTGATAATTTGGTTGTTCGTAAAAAGTCAGAATGTTTTTTTTCATAACCAGTCCTTAGAGGTTCAATTATTTTATCATCTATTTTAAATGCGTTAATTATTCTATCAACATTTAAATCGCAAATTTTGCTTTCAAAAATATTTTATAATTAAATTTACCCAGTTTTTACCACCATTATTATTTGTATATATCATTAATAATATTGGTTTAATATTTTGATTCTTTTGATTCTTTTGATTTTTTACAATCATATCTAAAATATTTAAAATATTTGGTCTTAATAACTCGGGGTATAAATCTAATAAACTATTAAATAAATTATTATCAAAATTTAATTGATTTGAATATTTAATTTGAAGACTATTCCATAAAATTCCAAATTCTTGAAAATAACCAAGTGTTTCATCTAGGTCAAAAACAACCACTTTATTTAATTCTGACATTAAATTTTATTGTATTAATATTTATTGATATTATTTTTTATAATATATACATTATTATCTATTATAAACATTATTTCAAATATGCAAATTATTATAATATCCTAATATTATAATATGCTTTACCCTTTATTATATCGTTTTATTGTTGGAGGTTCTATTTTATCAGGCTCAACAATATTAGCAAATTCATTAAGTCCATTTTTGGGAAGTATTTTAGTTACCATTCCACTAGAATTAGTTTCTCTTTTTTTTATAGATGATAAAAGATTATATTCTTACTCTTTAAGCATTTTAATTATGTCAATCGCTACAGTAATTCCAGTTATTTGGTTTTTTTTAATTTTTAAATTTAAAAATATTGATAGAAATACTAAAATTATAACCAGTTTTATTGTTTGGTTGATAGTTGGTATTGCATTATATTATTTATCTATACCTGGATTATTTTGATAATTCTGTAAATCTATCTATATAAATCTACATAAATCTATATAAAGTTATATTTGTATAAATTTATAAAATGGAATTTGATGACACTGATGCAAATACAGAAGATATTATAAATGGTTTACATAATACAGATACCAATGAAGTTTTAGATGATTTTAAAGATGATGATGATTATAAAGTGATTAATTTAATTTATGCCATTAATAAATTACTTTTTTATTTTTCTCAATGTATTTGTTTTAAAATGCTACATATTTCAGAAGTATTATTAGTGGGTATAACATTTTGTAATTTTATTTTAAGAATACATATGCAAGAATGTTCACAAAATTATTTTCAAAAAATAAATGAAGATAACAATGTCAAACAAATAAATGAAGATTATAACAATTTTGTAAATAATATGAATGAGAAAATGAAAAATATTTCTAATTTCTTAAGTAGTAGCATAAATTATGAAAAATGGAATATTGAAAATATAAGAACATGGAAATGGAATAAATATAATGAATATTGGGCGGGGGAAAAAGGAAAAAAAGGTTTGGAAACAATTGATGAAGAAACGGATTCTAATGATGAAGAAGCACAAGAAGCACAAGAAGCACAAGAAGTAAATATTAACGATACTAATGATGAAGAAGAAGCAGAAGAAACAGATTCTAATGATGAAGAAGAAGCAGAAGAAGTAAATATTAACGATACTAATGATACTAATGATGAAGAAGAAGCAGAAGAAATGGATTCTAATGATGAAGAAGAATCAGAAGAAACGGATTCTAATGATGAAGAAATTAGAAATGTTGAAGAAGTTATACTTCAAAATATAGATATACATGAAACCCAAATAAAGCAAAAATTAACGATAGAATTACCCGATGAAAGTGTTTTTGAAATGCCAAAAAATTATGATGTTCCTACTATAAAAAAGGCATTTGAATACGATGAAATTGATAAATTTTCTGATTCAAGTAGTCCTGATTGTAAAGAAAATAATATATCTCAAGTTATCAATTAAGTAAACTAGTTAACATCATATATCAATATTTAAGGAATATATTTTATAATTAATATATTAATTATCTTTTTTTCTAATTTATATGTATAATGAAATTAATAGAACGTTTCCGTAAATTATGCACTCCATCTGCATTATATTTTGCATTATCGTCATTCGCATTAATAATAATTGCGCTTCAAAATATGCGCGACCCTAAACGTTTTTGTATGGGTATTTATGAATGCCCCGCACCTGGTGCAAATAATGCTATTGTATTTGCTGTAGAAGCAATCTATATTTTATTCTGGACTTGGGTATTAAATTTAATTTGCAAATCTGGATATACAAGTGTATCTTGGTTCTTGGTTATTTTTCCTATTGTTCTTATGTTTATTCTTTTAGGTATAATGATTATGGAAATGAATAAAACAGAAGGTATGGGAGGTATGAGAAGCGATGAAGGTACTCCTGAAGATAGTGCTGAAACTCAAATGGGTGAAGTAAATCCATTTGGAAGTCTCATGGGTAGTCCCGAAGGTAGTCCCGAAGGTAGTCCCGAAGGTAGTCCCGAAGGCAGTCCCGAAGGCAGTCCCGAAGGCAGTCCCGAAGGCAGTCCCGAAGGTTTTGGTTGCTCTAAAGAAGGGTTTGAAGGATATAGTGCCGAAGAAACATTTTCTTCATTTTAATTAAATTTATCTACATTTTGACATAATTTATTAGTATTTTTACTCATTGCAATACTAATAAATCAATAATTCAAGCAATCACTTTTTACGTGTATTTTTTTTCTTTTGATTTTTATTTTTTCTTTTTACTGATTTATTTATTTTTTTGATTTTCTTTTTTATCTTCTTTTTTGTATTTCTTCTTTTTGTTTTTAATTTATTGTTCTTTTTACGTGTTGATTTTATTATTTTTCTTTTACCACTGCCAGTTTTTATATTACTGAAGAGACTGGCTGGCTGGGGTAACTGGGCTGACTTAGGATTCTCCTTGCCCTCGCGAGTTATCCCTGATTTATTCATTAAAAATGTCATTATATAATCAACAGAATTTCCTGTTCGTGCTTCGTCTGGTGCTGCTGGTGCTGGTGCTGGTGCTGATCCTTGTGTTAATGGTGATGGTGATGCTGGTGGTGATGGCAATGCTTTAAAAACTTTAAATTCATCTTCAAGATTTATTAATTCATCTATTTTATCAGCATCCTCAGGAAAAAAAAAATTCAATTCATTATAAGTTGTATTTACTATTGTTTTAAATAATGGTATAAAAATACGTTTTATAAAATGGTCAGTACTCTCCGACGAATTTGGAGGCGATCTCCACTGGTTAATAATATTTTGATAATAACCATTAGTATTATTAAGACTATCACCAGTAAAAGCATCTTTTCCTAAACGACCATTATTGTTTAAATATTCTTTAAACTCTACATTCAATTCAGCATCTATAGTATATAATGGTAATGTTGATTTGTCATCATCGTTTACTATATTAATAGGTTGTTTGGAATTATTTTGTTCTGACATATCTATGCCATCCCTAGATGTTGTCATAGTGTATGCTTCGTGTCCCCGTCCCACACCATATGAAATTGGAGATTCTGTTGTTTGAGTTGTTTGAGTCATTTGAGATACACGTTCACCTTCAATGGGGTCTTGTTGAGTTTCAAATTCTTGGGATTCACGTCCAACTATTGCTGCGTTAACGCCGTCATCATTGAAATAGAATTTAAAATTATCTAAATCAGTACTATCAAATTTAAACTCTAACTCATTTGGACGTATATTATTTTCAAAATATTGTAATAAACGAAACTGATTTTTTGATAATTCTTTCATATATTCATCATATTCATCTCGTGGTGCTGGTGTTGATGCTGGTGATGCTGGTGATGCTGGTGGTGGTCCTCCTGCTCCTGGTGCTGGTCCTCCTGCTCCTGGTGCTGGTCCTGCTTCTTCTTCTTCTTCTTCTGTTCCTGGTGCTGCTGCTTGTATATTATATATACAGGCATTATTATTTTCATCTTCCATTCCAGTCCAATATGTTAATCGTAAATTATTAATTCCATCACAAAAAATATTAAGATCATTTGTCAACACCATGTCACCAGCACCAGTACCAATACTACCACGACCACTACCACCATCTTGAATATTATTATTTGATTTAATCTTTACTCTTAATTCATCTCTAAAAATTTCACTGGGTTCTTTAATATTATCATTAACATCTTTAGTATTATCATTAACAATTTTATAGTAATAATCATCTACAATGTTTGTAAATTTATTCTTTCTACTTTGACTATCAGTTAATTCATCTATTCTAGTACCTGTAATTAATTTATTAAAAACCACATTTAATATATGGTCAGTATTAAATAAATTTTGCAAATAATCGTTACAATAATTAATTTTTGTTAAATTATCTATAATCCAATTATCATTTTTATTTAAAAATGCATCAGCATTTTCTGCAATTGTAATCATTCTCCACAATATAAAAAGTTGATCAAAACTATATTTATGACCTGCTGCTGGTGCTGCTTCTGCTGCTGCTGCTTCTACTGGTTGTATTTTTAAAAAGAAACTTTCATTCATTAAACATTGCAATAATCGTAATACTCTCATTCCACTTCGTATTTTTGTAAAATTTGTTAATTTAATTGTTGTGTTTGTGGTTGGTTCACTATCATTTGATTTAAATATATTTTTAAATGTCGTAAAATCTTGCGTCAATAAATTTCCTGATATTTCTTGCCAAATACGTTGATTATCTTCCAATTTATCTTGTTTTGCTGCTTCTGCTGTTTCTGCTGCTTCTCTTGCTGCTTTTTCTGCTGCTGCTGCTTCTGCTGCTGTTGCTGGATCTGGGGGTTCATTAATAATTAAATCACTCCCTTCATGACTATAAACTATACTTAAATTTGAAAGACAAGCAAAATTAGTAAGAAAACCATCGGTCGTTCCTGTAAAGGTGTTAATATAATTACCAGCATTTGGTATACGATTTATTTCATTATCAACTACTCTTGAAATATCACCATATTTCTTTACACACATTAAAAAGGCGTGTATAAATTCTCTTTCTTGGCCTTTCCAAGAATTATTAGGAATTTGCATTTGTATTTGTAAAAATAATTCTCGTGCAATACTTGCAAATGGTTTACAAACTTGTAAAGCATTATTTTTATTTTTCAATTTATTAAAAACTTTTTCAAAACAATCTCTTATGCAACTACCACCACCACCTATAAATTGTAATACATGAGGTAATGTTGGAACTTTACCTATCTTTAGATAAGAAGCACTCCACTCTCTAGTATTACTTGGGTCTTGACCAGAACATGTATTATTAATTTTAGACATTTCTTCATCAAGTGGCTGAGTAAGTTCTATTTTAAATAATCTAAAATATATATTTACATATTTACCATTTCCTATTGCATAATACATAATAACACCTATAGGTCGTTTGAAATCAACACCTGATAATGTATCATTATCATTATCATTATCATTGCTGTATATAAACATAAAAGGTATACAAAATTTAGCGTTTTTAACACTTAAACCACCACTACTACTTGAATCTAATATTCCCGATAATTTTTGTTTATCTTCTCCATCTTGTGATGGTTGTGGTGGTGGTGGTGCATCTTTTGATAATTGTTTATGTAATTCTGCTTGACCACTATCAGCAACGTATCCTTTCCAATAATTATTTTTTTGTATATATTTTAAAATATTGGTTGCATGACTAGAATAATCTCGTCTAAAATTTACAGCACCATCCCAAGTCTTAGGAATTGAATATTTATGAAAATAATAACTTTGACCTTGTGGTGGTGGTGGTGGTGATGGTGGTGTGGGGTTAACTTTATTGTAATGTGCCTTGTGAATTTCTGGTAAATTAGGTATATTAATGGGAGTGGAACCGGGGTTAGTATAAAAAGTTTGTGCAATCGGTTGAATAATATTAGTATCAACATTTGGGTTTATACGTCTATCAAGTAAATTGTGAAGATAATGAACTGATTGTTTACTATATGGAGGTTGGAATGATGTAACTTTATTTTCTCCATTGGTTAAAGATATTAAATCTCTAATATAAGTTGCTTTTGTATTTGATTTTGCTTCATTACCACCTCTTGATGATAAGCAATCATGTGACGCATCTGCTATTCCGTGTAGTGAAAGAAGGGCTAACCAGTAGTAAAAACAATTTGTGTCTAATGTAATAAGACCCCCACTATTAGGTGTAGAAACAAAAATACGTTGATAATTTACATCTGGTTCAGGTTCAGGTTCTGGTTCAGGTTCAGGTTCAGGTTCAGGTTCTGGTTCTGGTTCTGGTTCTGCTTCTAATTCTAGATCTGAATCTGCTTCTGATTCTGCTTCTAATTCTGATTCTGAATCTGCTTCTGCTGCTGCTGCTTCTGCTGCTGCTTCTGCTGCTGCTGCTTCTGCTGCTGCTGCTTCTGCTGCTTCTGTTTGCTGTTGTGCTGCTGCTGCTTGCTGTTGTGCTACTCGTGCTGCTTCTGCTGCTGCTGCTTCTGCTGCTTCTGTTTGCTGTTGTGCTGCTGTTTGTAGTTTTCGTCTCTTGTCGTGGGTGTATGTTCTCGCATACGGATCATACGGATTTTTTCCACTCATGATAAATAATAATATATATAGATATTAAAAAATATTATTATTATAAACACTAATCTCAAATTAAACATATAAACTTTGGTTCAAAACAACAAATTTCATTATTCTCTCTGATATTTGACTAACCATATGTGCCATTTTAATATTATTTCTCTCAACAAATAATTGATATAATTCATTACTAATATTATTAATTTTGAGTAATGTTTTAGTGAAATCTCCTAAAAACACTCCAATATTCTCTCCCATATCTGAAATGATAGTTCTACATTGAATTTCATTTTCACTTTTTACCCATCTTAGCACATAAGGTAATAAATCAAACTTTAAATTTATATCAAATGTATCAGTAAACATTTGAATTTGTTCTTCTTGGAGTAAATATAAGTCAATAATGTTTTGCGTTTCTCTCAAGGTCTCTCTAATATTTGAATTAACAATATCTTTTGGTATTCCATCTATATTAGATATAGAACATTCATCCGAAACTTTAATTTCACTGAAACATGAGAGAAAAGCTATAAATTCATCAACGTTCAACTTATCAAATTTATTATCATAAATAAGTTCTGCAAATATCATGCCAGGAACTTCACGAATACTTGAAGCAATAATCCCTTTTTCAGTAATTTCATATTTGATATTATTTCTGGGACTACTTATTTCCCCTTCCGGTTTAATGAAGTTATTTTTATGTAAAATGTGTAAAACGTCTTTAGATTTATTAATAATATTATTTTTAAGACCATGCATATAATCTTCTTCCATATCCAATTCCTTTTTAAAATTAATACGTAAGTCAAAATTGGTGAAAATATCTTCAATAGTTTTACTAGGTTCAATGTATTTTGCAATATCTTTTTTACAACTTTCTAATTTTTTAATAATTTTCTTACGTTTATTTCCATTTAATAAATCCATCCCAGTTTCAGTTACTCTATAATATTTAAGCAATTCAATTAAATCATCAGACAAATAAAATGAATTTGTAAGATTTTCATATTCGTTGCGTTTCATTTCTAAGTAGTTAATATTTTCTTGTATAGTATTTTCTATTTCTTTATTTAACATACTGGTTTTAGTATAACTATGTAAATCACAATTATCAGATTTAATAATATTTAATAGAAGTGAATATTCAATTTGAAATTTAGATTTCAAAGTTTGAGGTTCACCATTCATAATATGTTTATATTCATTCATAGTGGGTGCGTTATTATTAAACATATTATAGCAATGAATAACGTGACCTTTAGTATCAAGACCACGTCTTCCAGCTCGTCCGGCCATTTGTGTATATTCGTGACTAAGTAAGTAGCGTTGTCCTTGACTAGTATATTTGCTTAGACTGGTAAATATAACAGTTTTAGTTGGCATATTAATACCAACAGCAAATGTTTCTGTAGCAAATAGAATTTTAACAAACCCCTTAGAAAACATAATTTCAATCATTTCGCGTAAAACAGGCATAATACCACTATGATGAATAGCAATTCCTTTTTCAAGTAGTTTAACAATAGCGTGAAATTCAGGTAAACTTATAATTTCATTATAATTAGGTAATTTACGTAAAATATTATTACATTCGTGTGAAGCAGTGTAAGGAATTTTAGAATCATCTTCAAGTAAATTAATAGTAATTTGACTAGCATATTTTTCAACATTTTTTCGCGAAAATATAAAGCAAATAGCAGGCAACATATCATTATCTTTGAGATATTTTAATAAATTATTAAGAACCAAATTAGGTTTAATAAAGCATTTGTTATTATCAAATAATTTTTGCAAAGAGCTAACTTTATTTATAATAGAATCATCAAATTGCATTGCGGCACTTTTAATAAGATGTGGTTTACGTATAAGTTGATTAATTTCTTTTTGTTTTTCTTTGTCTTTGATAGTTTTAAATATTGTTTGATTAGAGTCCATATAAACGTAATGATAAAGAGGAACAATGCGATGATTAGTAGGAATTAAATAACATTCTTTTATAGGTAGAGAATTAGTATCTAAATTTTGTTCTTCAACCCATTTAGCGAATTTATCAGGTTTATCAATAGTAGCACTTAACATAAGCATTTGAACAGATGGAGGCAAAAGCATCATTGTTTGTTCCCAAACCTTTCCTCTATCAGCATCATTAATATAATGAACTTCATCAAATATAACACATGCAAGTTCATTTTCAATATCCATTTCAAAGTGAGTATATGAAGAATTTAGCGATTTTTCATCATTTTTGTTTGATTGTTTTAAGAATAATGTATTTTGTAAAATTTCTGTAGTCATAATAAGGACATCAGCTTCAGGATTAAATTTAATATCACCAGTTAAAATTCCAAAATTAATATGAGGAAATTTTTGTGAAAATTCGTGAAATTTTTGATTGCTAAGTGCTTTAATAGGACTAGTATAAATAATTTTTTTCCCTTTATTATGAAAATAATCAATAGCAAATTCAGCAGGAAGCGTTTTTCCCGAGCCAGTATGTGCTGTAATTAAAACGTGTTTATCATTAACCAATCCTTCAATAGCATATTTTTGAAAATCACTAAGTGGAAATGAAAATGTATTAAAATATTTTTCATATTTTAAATTGTTTTCGTTACAATATTTATCAGTGCATTTTTTAACCATAATTACTTATACTTTGATATAATAATTGTAAAATAATTATATCAATTTTTAATTTAATTATTTTACAATTATTATCTAGTCTTATCAATACGTTGAGAATGTGTAATAAGTTTTTGTCTGGTTTTTTTTATTCTTGTAAAGAATAAAAAAATAATTATAATTGTAACACAACAATATTTAGATTATTACAAATAACCATAATGTTTAAATGTGCTTGAAATAACATTATTAACATTATCAACGTTTACACTATTACCAAAATGTTTGTAACTTTTTTTATCATTAGTGTGCATTTTGTATGAATCTGGAAATGACTGAAGACGTGCACATTCTCTAGGTGTAATATATCGTTTTTCTTTACCATAGATAGGAATTTGACTAATAGCAACAAGTGTGGGGAAATACTCTGCCTTTTTAACGCGAATGCCCGATTGTCTAATCTGGATAAAGTAGTTAAATATACTATCATTTGGTTTAATTTTGCCAACTTGCCATTCAAGTTTTCCATATATTTCACGTTTAGAAAGTAAATCTTTATATTTAGCATACCATTCATCAAATATAGTTTTATATTTTTCAATTAAAGGTTTATTTTTCTCCATATAATCCTTTCTCCAATCTGCGTGACCTTGGCATTCATCTAGGGTATAATTTTTATAATAGTCGTGTATCAAAATAGTAGGTGACATTTTTTCTCCAACCTCCATTACTTTAATAATCTCGTCCCAAGCTTCAAGAACATTTAATATATCATCTTTGATAAAATATTTTTCATCAATATCATTTTTATTTTGTAAAATAGTTTTAAAATCTAATTGTGGTCCATTATATGGTTGTAATTCAACCGGTTTATTATCATATATATCTTTTCTAACACATACAAAATATACACGTTCTCTTTGTTGTGGAACTCCATAGTTATGTGGTGACATTTGAAAAATTTGTACTTCATAACCATAATCATCAAGTTTTTTTTTAATATATTCAAGAACCTCTCCATTACTAACTTTAAGAATATGTTTAACATTTTCTAAAAACATAAATTTCGGTTTTTTAACTTTGGCAAGTCGCATAATTTCATCAAATAGTAACCCCCGTTCATCATCAAATGTTTTTTTATTACCACCATTACTGAATGGTTGACAAGGAAATCCCCCACAAATAATATCAACATTTTCAATTTTTTCAGGCATAATATCTCTAACATCTTTAACAGGTTTGACATTATAATTTTCTTCATAATTTTCTTGACAAGACTTATCAATATCACATGCCAGAGTACATTTACATCCAAGTTTATTTAAAACTTGATGAAACCCTCCAATACCACAAAATAAGTCAATAAAATTTAATTTAGTAGTCATTATTAAATTATATTAAATAATACATTTATATTTATATAAAATTAAAATCAATTTTATAAATAAAAAAATAATTTGGTTGAATGTAAAAATATAATCATATAATATATATAAGTTAAAATGGATAATTTAGAAGATATACAAAAAGCAACAAATACAAAGTCATTTATGGATCATGTATTCGAATTTGATGATGAAACAAAAAATGAATTGATGAATATTTGTCAATATAGTGCTTTAGCAGTGTTTCCAGTAGTCGGTTTAAATAAATTATTAAAACATTATATTCCTGATGTAGATGAAGAGAAAGGAAGTTTAGAAATATTATTGGAAGTAATAGGTCAATTAATATTATTGTTTATCGGTTTATTTTACGTGCATCGTTTAGTTACATTTATTCCAGCATATAGTAAACAAGAATATGCAACATTCAATGTTCATGCAATAATTTTAGCAACAATTTTGATTGTATCAAGTTTACATACACGTTTAGGAGAAAAAACATCAATATTAGCAGAACGTGTTTCAGATTTATGGAATGGTGAAACAAGATTAGATGAAAAGAAAACAAGAACAAATCAAGCACCAGTTCAATCTACAATGGCAAATCCACATATGCCAATGCCACAACAACAAGCACCCCCCCCACCACAAAATATGGCAATAGGTCCTCCTCCTCCTCAAGTTCAACAAGTAAATAGTCCTCCTCAAATGCAACAAGATCCAATGGGTGCTTTTGGTCAAAATGATATAATGGCAGCAAATGAAGTTCTAGGTGGTAGTGGTTTTGGTTCAATGTTTTGAAATAAATAATATTAAATATTTGTCAAAGCATATAAAAATATTTTATTGATATTAATAAATATAAATGTTTCATTATTTATTAATATGTATTTTAATTTTGAATGTTAAAGCATTTATACATTATCTTCTAAAACCTCGTGTAAAAAATACAAAAGTTAAAATGATAGATAATTCTGGTAATGATTTAATGATTGATTTAAATATTCATCCTTCAACAATAGTTAATAATTTAATGCCACTTCAAAGAAAATTTGGAGAACAATGGAGTTATAGTGAATTTATTGATAAAATAAATAATAATGAAATAACAGCCGTAAGTGTATTGGAAAATGGTAGTGGAGCAATAGCAGTAGACAATAATGTAAAGGATTTAATGATAGAACCCAAAAATTTACATACTATAAAACTAATACCTTCTGTATTTAATGACGTTATAGATTTAATGAGTAAAAACCATATTAATTTTGATGTTTTTCTAAAACCTTCTCAAAATGGGATTTTACATATTTTAGATTTTGTATTCAATAATGTAGTAAGTATATTATTTGCAGCATTTTTGATTTCAACGTTAAGTAATATAATGTTTGACTCTAATTCGCCAATGAATAGAAATTTAAATGAACCTATGTCATTTTTATCTGGAAATAAAAAAATTTTAGGTGATCTTGTTGATACATCAAAATTAAATACAACTTTTGCTGATGTTGCAGGTTGTGATGAAGCAAAATATGAATTAGTAGAAGTTGTAGACTTTTTGAAAAATTCAACACGTTTTACAGAAGCAGGTGCAAAGATACCTAAAGGTGTATTATTGGCCGGAAGTCCAGGAACAGGTAAAACAATGTTGGCACGTGCAGTAGCAAATGAAGCAAATGTAGGATTTTTATCAGCAAGCGGTTCAGAATTTATTGAAATGTTTGTTGGTGTTGGTGCTTCAAGAGTTAGAAAATTATTTGATTCAGCGCGTGAGAATGCACCTTGCGTTGTATTTATTGATGAAATAGATGCTATTGGTAGACAAAGAGGAGCAGGAATAGCAGGTGGAAATGACGAAAGGGAACAAACATTAAATCAAATATTAACAAATATGGATGGTTTTGAAGAAAATGATGGTATTGTTGTTATTGCGGCAACAAATAGAATTGATGTTTTAGATAGTGCTTTGACAAGACCCGGTCGTTTTGATAGAAAAATCCAAGTTCCATTACCAGATTTTGAAGGAAGAAAACAGATAGCAAATATTCATTTTAGAAATAAGAGAATAGATAAAAGTGTTGATTTTGATGAATTATCATCTTTAACAGGTGGTTTTTCAGGTGCTGATATAGCAAATTTGGCAAACGAAGCAGCAATATTTAGTGTAAGACAAAATAAAACTTCTTTAGATCGTGAAAGTTTACTAAATGCGTATGAAAAAATAACAATAGGATTAACTTCGTATAATCAAGATAGCGATGAAAATGTAATAGATTTAGTTTCTTATCATGAATCAGGACATGCTTTAATGGCGTGTATTTTTAAAGAATTTTTTGATGTTAGAAAGGTGACAATTAACGCAAATAAGGGTGGTGCTGGTGGGTACACTTTATTTACACCAAAAGAACAATATCAGAAATACGCAACAAAAAAATTTATATTAGCAAATTTAATTGTTGCTATGGGTGGAAGGTCGGCAGAAGTATATCATTTTAGAAAAAATAAAACAAAAAATGAGTTAGATAGTAATATTTTTGGTGGTTTTAATGATTTAGATATAACTACAGGTGCAACAAATGATTTAATACAGGCAAATAAAATAGCAAGAGATTATTTAACCCGTTATGGATTTGGTGAAGAATTTGGTTGTTATGATGATTCAATAAATAGTGATTTACCATTTATGGGTCGTGAAATGGGTTCAACGTCAAGAAAAATAAGTGAATCAACAAAATACGATTTAGATAAAGAAGTAAAAGAATTAGTCAACTTTGCATATACAACATCTCTTGAATTGATATATAGTTATGCACATTCTATTGAAGATATTGTTGAAGAATTAAAAAATCAAAGAGAAATAAGTGGAACAAATATTCAAAAAATTTTAATTAAAAATCAAGAAAATCAAGAAAATCAAGAAAATCAAGAAAATCAAGAAAATCAAGAAA